TCATCATGCCCTTAGCTTTCATTGAACCGCCCTTTTTCATCCCCTTAGATTTCATAGAGCCACCCTTCATCATCCCTTTGGCCTTCATCGCGCCACCTTTCATCATCCCTTTGGATTTTTTTCGTCCCGGCATCTTAGTCTCCTAGCTTCGTGGAACCCTGGTCATTTTTTGCTTGCTGGGCATCACTGCCCCACAACCTCGTGATTGAATCATAACAGCGCCACCCTCTGCGGCAAACGTCTTCACGTTAGTTGGTTTACCGCCAACGCCTTGTTTCTTTGCTCTTTTTCTGGTGACAGCAGACTTGATCTCAGCCTTGCTCATACGAGCAGCGGTGGCTGCTGGAACACATTTTGGGTATTTTCTTTTGCGATCCTTTTCTAGCTTTGATCTGCCACATTTTGCAAATCCACCACCTTTTTTGGGTGCGCCGATATCAACCCAGTCCTGCTTGAACCATTTTGTTAGGCCACCTTTAGGCTTTGCCATGCTGCCTCCTGATAGCATCTTTGCCTTTCTTGAACACGTTAGCTATCCCTGTTTTGCCCATCACTTTCGCTCTTTGTTCAGCGACCGTTAGAATCTGTATCTTTCGGGCAAACGGTTTATCAATCCTTTTTACTTTTTTAACCGTCGCGTCTGCATCTTTCATCGTAGCGAACTTTATGCCAACGGTGTCTTTCGGATTCTCATCAGTATATAGCCGTCGGCCAGACCCTTTCGGTTTCTTTCCTGTTCCAACCTTTGGATCCGGTTTCTTTTTCATTAGCTACGAGGGACTCTGGTTTGCTTCTGCTTGCTAGGCATGATCGCGCCACAACCTCTTGATTGAACCAACACGCTACCGCCTTGGCTCATTTTCTTAGCCATGCTTTTAGCTATGGCAGTGCCTCGCGCTCTTTCGTACTTCGATATCTTTCCGTCTTTATCCAGATCGCTTTTCTTAGCGTCAAAAGCTACTTCACCACCCTTTGCTTTCTTTTTACCTTTGTACTTGCCGCCCATGCGCTTGTACTCTTGAACCATATAGCCCGAACTGTAAGCAGAAGGAAAAACATCGAACTTAGCTTTTGCTTTTGCTTTTGCTTTTCTGTAGAGGCTTGGATTAGCTACGTTGTCTGGGATGTTGTCTTTTTTTGCACTTCCACCTTTTTTCAACTTAATAGACTCCAAAGTTTTTGCCTGTTTAGCGTGTGTGTTGCTGGCTTTTTTGAGAGCTTTTGCGACTTTTTGAATTTTTTCTTTTGGCATTATCTTATTGAAACCCTTCCTAATGGCATATTTTTGAATCTGGGTGGTGGAGCTATGCCAGCTTGCTGTTGTGCTGGATTTGGCTGGAAGATCTCTGGTTCTCCCGTAACCGCTCTTCTCTGCACGTTAGTTTGCGGAGCTACGAAAGTCGCGCCTGTCGGGTCAACGGAACCTTGTCCCATTTCGCTCCCTATACCTGGATCGAAGAACGGAGTTGCTCCCATCTCAGCCGCGCCCTCTGTCGTAGGCATAGTGCTATATCCACCTTGACCATATGGATCCATGCCTCCAGCTCCCGGTCCTACTGAAACCGTTGGAGCTTGTACGTTAGTGGTTGGTTGAGGCATACCAGCCAAAACCTCTTGTGTGATCTGTTGCCTTAGGGCATCCACATCGATCTGTTCCGGTATGGAGCTTTGTATTTGTTGTAACTGCTGCTGAATAGGATCTATTGCAGTCGTGATCGCTGCCTGTCGCTCTTGTTGTATGTTGGCGGGATCAAGTTGTGCTTGTTGTAAGGCTTTTATTGCTTCGCTGGTCCTTGTTGCTTCTTTTTGACGTAGTTTGAGAGCGTCTTCAAAATTTTTAATAAAAAAGTCTTGTCGTTCTCGATCTGCCTCAAAATCTTCAGCGGAAACACGGCCCTCTATCGCTGCTTGCAGATCTTCCTGTGTAATCCCTTGTTCCTCTAACGCTGCGATCTGACTCGCCAACTGAGCTCTTTCTTGAGAAGCAGAGGCCACAAAGTTATCTGATTGTTCTGCTATTTGATCTATTCGACTTTGTATCTCATCAACAGGCAAAGTCTCTACTTGCTCTTTGAGTGTACCTATCTGGGCCTCAAGGTTATTAACGATCTGTTCTCTTTCGCCACGAAGAGTGTCAGTTGTTTGAGCTGCCTCTTCGCCCACTGAGTCTGACACACCCTTCAGTTCGTCTGTGAGAGAGTCAATCCTTCCTTGGACCAAATCTACAGCGCCCTTTTGACTCTCTCTTAATTCTTCGGATAATTTAGCTTGTTCTTCTGAGATGGTTTTTGAGATACCACCCAGATCTTGTGTAAGAGATCCTATCCTCGTTTGAAGATCCCCGATCACTGTGCCTTGGTCAGCAACCTCGGCTGATGCTGCTTCCCTAGCTTCAGCTATCCTAGCCTCCAATGATTCAGTGAGTTCTGACCTTCTAGCTGCTGCCGCATCAGCAGCACTAGCAGTTTCTTTTGCTAGTTCCGCTCGTAAATCGCTAATCGCTTTTGCCCTAGCTGCTTCTTGTGCTTGTTCTGCCTCTCTCTGTTTCGTAAATATATCTTGGAACTTTAGCTTCAGATCGCCCTCAGAGAAATCAGGTCTATCTAATCTGGTTAAACCAGTGGTCACGCTGGGACGATCAATCGGATCTCTATCGAAGACGGGCTGTTCTAATAAGAATCTTTCTAAATCATCGTAAGAACTTCTCGATGTTCCATACTCTGACGCTGCCCGATCAAAGTCAGTAGAGCGCAATCTTGGTGTTCGCTCAAAGAAACCGCCTCCCGGCATGATAGTTGGTGCTTCGATTGGTCTTCTTTCTGCCATTTGGATTACCAGTTTTTACACGACCAGTACGATGCAGCAAAAACATCTTTCTTCTTTTCTACCGCATCGCATGAGTGGCGAGCTCGGAAGTTGCGTCTTCGTTCTGGGTTGTCTCGCTTGATCTCCATATTTGGATCTCCGTATCGCACGATCTTTACCTGATCGCCCTTCTTAGCAAGCACCTTGAACTTTTTGTTTTCGCCACTCGTTCGCACTTGTTTGTTATAACCAGGGAAAGACTCACCTCTATAGATGAGTCTTCCCGACTTGGTTCTTTTCACATCCTTGGTGTCAGCCATTAATCATACCGTTTCAAAAGTTCCAATATGATCATGTAGGTGTCACCGCTACTGTGACCCGTCGTGCTAAATAAGATGTCTCCGGTTTTACCAGAACCCGCATTGTTAGGTATGGCAGAAAACGAGTCGTAATACTCATCTCCTGTCGAATCTGCTGGCAAACCGATTGCCAAAACATTCGTTGACGCATCAAAATCTAATTTGACGGACATACCAACTGTTGCCCAATAGATCCTCTGTATGTGGACCTCTGTGCAACTCTGACCTCTTGCGTTCTTGGAAAGTGCTGACACATCTACTTTCACAACATTACTTTCGCCGGTTCCATCGGATACACTCGTAAACCTCAGAACGGCGTTGCGTTCACCATCTTGGATGGTTTGTGTTGCAACCGCATCAGCCATACGTCACCCCCTAAAGTTCTGTATTGGCGGTTCGCTCTTTCATTGCCGTGACGTAATCTACCGTCAGCACTTTAGCAGCAGCCGCGCCGTTTTGGATTCCAAAGCTGACAGTCAGTTCCTCATCATCAGGTGCATTTGTCGAAACCACGGTTCCAACCTCTGCGTTGTTCTGATAAACGTGGAAGGTTTGATCTCGTGGATCGAAAACAAAACCAACAGTCATGAAGGTGTCGTCGGCCATAGCTGCTGGAAGATCCAGTGTGCTTTGGGTGCCATCTTTCTCTACGATGAATTGCAGAGTAGTGCTGCCATCAGTTAACAAAAAGAAAATGCCGTCGCTTACGTCAAGCGGTGAGGTGTCTGTGATTTGCAGACCCATTACTACATCGCTTGCATCCGCATCAGAAGTTTTGAATCTAGCGTTGAAAGCCAGTTGCTTTCCAGACTCAAACTTGAAGCCCTCTTTTACGAGCTGAAGAAAATCATTATCGTTGTCGGCATCGTCATTAGTGATAACCAACAGACCGCCATCACCATCACCTAGAGCTTCTGACGCATTGCCAGATCCACCCTCAGTTGTGGTGATCGTCCAATCCGATGCCAGATAGGTATCAAAGTCATTGTGATATGTGTGGTATTTTGCGGGAGATGGCATCTTGAGTTTGCCAAGAGTGCTTGTACCCGCGACGTTAGTAACGCCCGAAGTAAAGTGTGTCGTCATAACAGCTCTCCTTTAGAACCAGTGATCAGACCATCCGATCACCATTTGACTTTTTCAGTTTAGCTTATGCGTAGCCACAAAAAAAGAGGGCCGAAGCCCTCTGATTCTGCATCATTGCCTGTTATTAACAGACAACGACTTGAGGTATGGTAAAAACAAGGCCCTAGAAGGGCCTCATTTAACCCCTGAGAGCTTTTAAGCTCCTTGGGAACCAAAAATACCCCTTGGGTCGGAAAAGCCGAAAGAGTACCTCTCACGCGCTTTGTACCGAATGTTACCAGTGCTGAAGTCAGGCTCCATGCTGGTTTCCATAGGCGTTCTCTGGAACATCTTAAGACCTTCGCCAGCTTCAGTGACAGTTGTCAGTATGAAGTAAGCATCTGGGTCATTCAGATAATGGTTGACCGTGTAACCGCCGGGAAGAACACCAGTGTTCTTGATAGCGTTGAGGTCGTTATCTGCCGTTCCTGATCTTGCTGGTGAATTTAAGATTCGGTCAGCGACGAAAACCAGTTGTGGCGGCACAACAAGTTTTGTGGCTCTGACTGAAATCGTCAATCCACGATCATCAGTAAAAGTGCTGATGTCAATGAGGTTGTCTTCTAACGAAGTCTCATTGAGGTCTGCCATGGTTGTAGCTCTGTTGGCCAACGTACCACCACCCGCTAGAGGGTGAGCAGTGTTGATCAAAGATACGCCATCGCCACCAGTGAAAGAGCTTGAGAAAGCGTTGTTTAAAACATCCGCTCCCTTTACTTCTTTCGTGTGAGCCATGGATCGTGCCAGAGCACGAACATATCTCTTACCCAACGAGTCATAAAGGTTATCTTCTTGCGCTTCTTCCGTTAACGCAAAAGCCAACGAAATCGTGTCATGCGTATATCGAGCAGTGAAACCTTCACTAGCCTGATCAAATGATACGCCTTGACCTTCGGTTTTCGTTGGTGCAGCTCCGAAGCCAGTGATTAGAACTTCTTCTTCAAAAGCTCTTTGACTGTCTTCCATCGCATAGATTTCTTCGTACTCACGATCATATTGATCATACGATTGACCAAAGAGTGCATTAAGCCCCGGCTCAAGCTCTTTGGCTAATTGTGCTCTTGAAATAGCCATTATTCAGCCTCCTATTAAGCTAGGCCAGCGCCCTTCACTCCCATAATGTGGTTTTGTATAACCACCATTACGTTTGTGTTGGCACTCGCAACGTCGTCGTTATCGGGATCCTGACTGATGTCTATAGCCTTAAGAGGTAACGTCGTGGTGGTAGCACCCGTAGTTACGTCCAATTCCATATTACTTCTGCCAGAAGCGGTGTCACCTGTTGTTGATTGGTCTACGATATCGAAATTACCGAACAGATCAGCTACAGGGAAGGTATCGTCAGCTTGGATCTCAAACACTACATTAGGATCATCAATGATGAATGCAATGATATCACTCGCTACTATCGAACCTGGATAATGGTTTTTGAAAACCACCTCTTTTGATGTCGGGTCGGTGTACTGAACTCCGTTAAAAACTCCTACTACCGGAACGGTACTAGAGGCTGCTGCACGAGAAACCGTACCACCAGTGAGTTGCTTCACCAAGTCTCCCTGGAAAATAGCACCACTCTGGTTACTTGCGATACGGTAACGGCTTTGGCCACCAGAATAAGGAGCGCCCCCCATCATACGAGCTGGGATCAAACCAAATGCGGCATCTTTATTTGCCATAATTAGTCCTCTCTATTTTTTGCCAAATGTTACACGGGTGTCGCGTTGAGGATCATACTTTACATATCGACCGTCGTTCTTCATTTCATTGAACATGGTATTGTCCAAAGCGTTCTGAGCGTCACGGTTTTTCTGTTCGTAGTAATCGTTTCTTTGTTCAACGATTTCTTCGGGTATCTCCGCAAGCAACAATCCGTCACTATAAACGACCCCGGCGTGTTTCCCCGACTCTAAAGTTGGGAAGTCCCAGCCATCAGGCAAATCTTCTGGCTTCTTCAATTCCCAACCCTCACGGATTCGGGAAGCCACATTAGATCTATCTTCTTGGCCTAGCATTGACTCTCTAATCCAGCGCTGAACATAACCGTCCCTTGCTGGTGGAGCGTCTAGCTTTCGCCTTGGTCGCCATTCTTGTCGCCTAGCTTTTTTATCGTGGGTTTGGCTTTCACGGCTGGCGCGAAGTTCTTGTTGTTTCTGACTCATGATGCCTCTCTTGCTTGTATTTTTTGCTTTTCCTTGGCTACCATTTGTAACCATTTTTCATCCGACATATTGTGCGGCTTCAAGCCTTTCAGCCTCTCAAGTTCAGATTCTCTAAACTTAACGCCTTTCTCAGTACCTTGTGTTTTTTGCCGACCTCCAGAGGAGGAACTAGCGACTCTTTGCACAGGGGGTCGCGTCGTTTTTTGTTCGACTGCTGGTTCTGAAGACTCTTCAGAAACCAGATTAGGATAAACTCTTTTCACCCGTGTATCTAGTTCACTGTAGTAGTCTTCGGAATCTGGTTCATAACCTTCGTTAATCAGATTGTAATGTGTGAAGTACGCATATTGTGTAGCCTCCACATTCTCGTTCTTGCTCTGATCGCCATACCAAGAGTTTTTACTATGCCACTGTAGGGCCTCTTGGCTTGGTTGGACTTCTTGCTCAACCTGTTGTTGGGCAGCTTGGTGGTATTGTTGTTGAGCAACTGGTTGTGGTTCTACCGGCTGGCGGTTTTTCGCGGTTCTAAGTTTTTCTTTCTTGATCGCAATGTCATTTTTGAGAGTATCTGCTTTTGACATCAAATCAGGATCAGAGCTTTGAACCGCTTTGCGGTAAATGTCATCGACTTGCGCTTCTTGCGTCTTGAGCTTTTCTTCCTCAGCGTCTAAAGCAGACTGAGCTGACTGTGCGTACATTTCTCTGTATTTTTGTAACTCTGCATCTTTCTGCTGAGTCAACATCTCAAAATGTCTTGCTCGATCCTCTGCTTGCCGGGTTTTTTGGTTGAGCTTATTGATCCTTTTGGAAACGCCTTTGGTGTATCTTTCTAACTCATCATCACCGCTTTCTGGCTGGATCTCTTCTGACGAATCAACCTCTATCGCGATCTCCTCTTCTTGGATGTTTTCTGCGTTCTCGATCATTATAGATACGTCCTTATGTCAGTTGGTTCTAAGATAGTGGCGTTTACTTCGTCATCGTTAATTATTCTCACTTCTTCGCCATCTTCCAATTTGAACCTGGAACCAGCGTAACGACCGATCAACACCCAATCTCCGACTTTGCACCATGGCTCTGGGCCATATTTATCTGGGTCGTTATAACAAAGGGGGCCTTGCTTAATTACTGCACAAACAACCGTCGCAAGTGATTCTCTATCTACGGTTTGTGCTGTAAGCGCGATACCGCCCTTGGATTTTTTTTCTGCCATGAAAGGAATGACTAACATTCTCCAACCAGTGGGTTCTGGCAATCTCTCTAAGACGGATTCGGGCAACTTGGTAGGATCAAAGACTCTTTCTTCTGGATCTACAAAAGCATCTTTAAGACTCATCGTACTCATTTATTATCCTTGAAATAATTTGCGATTTCGAGTTCGACTAAGTTTAGCGCGTGTATTTGTCCTTGCAAGTTTCTATAATGTTCTACATCTTTGAGCAAACCATCCATCATGGTGTCAGAGATGTTCTTTTTCTCAGTAGCGACCAACCTTTTTATGCGGTCGGCTAA